AACACCTCAGCCTGGACCTGCTCGAGCAGAGCAGTATCGATGCCCGACTTCCAGGCAGGGGCAAGCTTGGTCTTCTCTCCCCACGCCTGCAGCTCTGCCAGCGTAACAAGTGCCATGCCTACCCCTCCCTAGTGCATCGATGAATGGCACTCAACTCTGAAGGAACCCCTCAGTCCTTCAGAGGAGCGCACATCTGCTACTACTTCTCCGACTTGGCCGTGGCCTGAGCCGCCGGAGCCTTCGGGGTGGGAGCCTTGGTCGAGGAGGTGGACGTTTCCTTCGGGGTCTCCTCCGAAGCGTCCGCCTCCTTGCTCTCCTCGTCCCCGCGCCGCTCGAGAGCCCCTGCTTCCCACAGGGACTTCATGTCGGCCTTCGGGAGGCCAGTGACCTCGTCGCCGACCGCGAACTCAGTGCGCACGTACTTGCCCTCAGCGGAGCCGTCTTCCACACGCGCGCCGTGTCGGATCGCAGTGACTGCGTAGAACTTGGTTGCCATGATTCCTCCTTACGCCAGAACGTCTTTGATGAGGTAGCCGGCGACCTGAAGGTTGCCCGAGTCCAGTGCAGTGAACTTCACGTCGTAGCGCCGACGAACGCGGATGACGTCAGACGCCCGCCGCTCCTCACGCCACCGGTCGACGAACTGACCGCCCCACCGGAACTCGTACCCGTAGGCCGGGATACGCAGACCCGGACGCGGAGGCACCCACGCCAGAACGACATCGTCGTTCCAGACGTAGCCGAGCGTCTCCGCCGCACCGTAGTTGACGGCGGCGTTGTAGCCAGCGCCAGGCACGATGATCTTCTCGAGGTGCAGCAGGCTCGCCATGAGCTCCTGGGAGAAGATGGCGCGCTCGGCGTACATGATGCGGTTGAGGAACTTCGGGTGGTCCTCCAGGGCAGACATGACCTGGTAGGGCACCACTGCGACGTTCGGGCGCATGAAGATCTTGGAGTGGATCTTCGCGATGCCTGCACGAACGTCGGCGATCGGGTCGGAGCCGTTCACGTCGCCCGAGTCCCAGCGGTCGACACCCGCGAGGGTGACCGAGTGACCCGAGGAGTAGTTCGCAGCAGTGACAGCCAGGTTGCGCATGATGAGCTCGCGGCCCAGCATGATCTTGGAGGTCACCAGCTCGGTGCCGTCACGGTCAGGGCTCAGGGGCGAGTCAGCGTTCTCTCGCTCCTCATCCGTCACAGCCACCTGGAGCGCGTGCTCCTTGGCGTAGTACGGGTTCACAGAGACCTGCATACCCGGGATCTCGTTCGCCTCAGAACCAGGCGCACGCTCGTCGCCACGCTCGGGCAGCCAGCCCTCGCGACCGAAGACGTAGTACAGGTCCGACTGCTTGTTGACCTGGACCGTCGGGAAGAGCTGCTCACCGACGAAGCCGTTGTTCGGCCAGCCGATGGAGATGTTGGTGAGGATCTTGTCAATGTGGACGTTTCCGCCACCATTGGGGTTATAGATTGCCATGTGCCGCCTCCCTCCCTATGTAGTAGTTACGCCGTACCGGCAGCAGTGGTACGCAGCGACGGCAGGAGCAGGACGTCGATCCACTGACCAGCAGCCGTGGAGGCCTGCATGGCAATGCCTGCACCGAACTGGGTCGCAGCGGCCACCTGGGCGCAACCGACCGCATCGGGGGCCACGTAGGCACCCAGGGCAATGACGCCCGCGTTGGCAGCGCCGACCTCGACCTTGGAAATGCCCAGGATACGAACATCCACCTGGACGTTACCCGTGGCAGAGTCGACAGCCTCGACACGCTGCTGGGTTACACCCAGGGCCTTGTCGGTGATTGCGGCCGTCTGGAGAACGGTGTTCTCCGTCGAAGCGAACTTGACGAATCGGTAGATGGACTGAGCCACGCCCGAGTTCGAGAGGTTGAATCCCTTGTCGAGAACGTAGTTAGGACCAGCCATGACTTGCCTCCCCTCAGGCGCGGAACGCGTACGACGCGTTCTGGTACTCGCTGAACAGCTTCGGGTCTTCGGCGAAGACCTCGGTCATCGCGTCGGCGTAGGAGAGGTTCCCACCCTGCGCCTTGGACTCGGAGAGCTTCTTGGCGACCAAGGTGTCGACCTTGTCCTCCGCCAGCTTCTGCACTCCGACGTTGTGGTTGCCGCTGCCGACGTTCGGCGTCTCGCCCAGCTTGACGGTCGCGTCACCGCTCTGGATGAGCTTCAGCAGACCGTGGACATCCTCGTGAAGCTGCACGGGCAGCTTGGCGAGAAGCTTCGCAGCCTCGTCGACGATCGCCGGCTTCAGGATGGTCGAGCCCGTACGGTACTCGTTCAGCTTCACCTTGATCTCGGAGAGCTTGTTGGCGTTCTCGAGCTCGGCGAGCCGCTTGTTGTTCGCCTCACGCTCGGCCAGCATCATCCGAATCACGGGATTCGTCTTGGCGAGCTCCGAGAGCTGGAAGTCGTCGCCAACGACAGCATTGCCATCCTTGTCGACGCTCGTCGCAGTGGTAGCGTCGAGCGGAAGGCCGTTGACCTTGCCCTGCTTCTCAGCAGGCTCGTTCGGCGCGTGCGTGGTAGCGGTCTTGTCGACGGTCCCACCCTTGGTGGTAGCCGCCGTACGGTCTTCCTCGGCACGGGTCAGGATCTGGTCATCCTGCGAGCCGTCAGCCGCGAGACCATAGAGCGTGCGAAGCTTGCTCAGGTCCATCTTGTTCCCTTCTTTGTTCTCCGCGAACGTCAGCTCGCTTAGGTTGACCGGAAGCAGATTCTTCAGGAAGGGACGGTTAGTGATTCCGCCGCCGAAGAGAACATCACGGTGAACGACACCGGTAGCGTCCGCCCACTCATCCTGGAACTCGGGACTGAAGTAGCGGTAGGCCTTCTCGCGGATCTTCTCAGCAGCGGTCTTCGTCCACTCCACGAAGAGGTAAAGAGCATCACCCTCTACCTTCGCGTCCCTGACCCAACCAGCAGCCTCGTTGCCTCGGGCAGGATCGGCTTTGTGGTCGTAGTCGATGTCGAGGTCGATGCCTCGAGTCTTGTTCCTCACACTGTCAGCGAAACGCTTGATGCGCTCGGCAGTGAAGTTGATCTTGCCATACGTGGGGTGAACGTAATCGCCAGCACGCATCGCCATGATCCAAGTACTTTCGCCCTCGGAGAACGTGAGTCCTCGGAGGTCGACGTAGTAACCGAAGTGCGCCATTTCACCTCCTACCCGGGCTGTATGTTCAGATTATACATGAGTTCCTTTTGACTTTCACGAGGTGATCTCGACGGCAGAAATCGGAAGAATAGATCCAGAACTCCACACACCATCCAGCGCCAGTGCAATCTCTTGGGTACCATCCCACATATAGAAGTTCACTCCGCCAATGACAGAGAGAACATTCCACTTTAGGACGTAATCCTTAATGAAGACTGCACGTACTCCCCATACGATGGAAGTGTCCTTGGTGAATGTGTTCAGCACTCGCCACTGCAGGGCTACATCCTTGGTGAATGCAATCCCGCTGACCTGCCATACAATGGAAGTATCCTTCGTGAACGTGTTGAGCACACGCCACTGGATAGCAACGTCTTTGGTGAACGGTGTAGTACCAGAACTAACCCAGTCAAGCTCGACTACGAAACCTGCAGGCGAGTTGTTATTCGGTGCCGCATCCAGAGTAGGGTTGAACCTACCCGTTACGCCCGTAATGCCGTTACGTGTAACTGAACCGCCAGAGAAGAAGCCACCGACAGCCTTATAGCGGGTAGTACTCCAGATCAGATCGTACGTACCCGCTGCCAAGCTTGGAGATGTCGTCACTGAGTTCCAGGCACTCAGGTTCGACGAGGCAAGGGTTAGCGTGTGGAGTAGTGAGCCGCCAGTGTCGTAGATCTTGACCGTCTGAGAGCCGCCAGGAGCAACGGCAGGAAAGTAGATCCGAGGAGTAACCGTTCCAGCACCGATCGTCCACCTAACACCTACACCTGCAGTGTCAAGGAACTCACCTGCCCCTGCAGCTTCTGGATCAGTGTAGAACGCTACCATTAGCCCTCGCCACCGATCCGAAGAGTAAAGCCGTCGTTCGAAAGGGCAGCGGTGCTAGCCGTAACGGTTCTCTTCACCCAGACGCCAGTCACGGTTCCAGCAGCCATTGTACCAATGCTAAGAGGGCCAGCACCAAAAGTACCAACGCCAGTAGGTGCAGTGTTCTCATTCGCAACGACCGCTGCTTGGGCACTAGCTGAGCCCTTCGCCGTAACCCCAATATTGTCGAGCGCGATCTGTACACTGGCACCGAGAGCTACCTCAGACTGAACGGCAACAGTAACGTTGAAGGCAGAGTCAGTAGCGTGGTTGTTGTGAACGAACACACAACGGTACTCAACGTCACCAGCAGTGGCCTCTGCTCCACTGACAGCATCGAAGAGGTTACCATCGACTGCTGAAGTGACCTGAGTCGTACTGATCTGGTCACCGAGCGACCCTGCAGCAGTACCTACGGTAGTATCACCCGCAGCCGCTGCAACACTGAACTTGAGAAGCATGTCGCTTGCAACTACGGACATCAGTACCTCACAATGACAGTGCCAGCAGGAGTGCCAGGAGGCACAGGAGCACCTACAGTCAAGGCCAAGATGTGGTTGCCATGACTATAAGCAGCGTACAACGTTCCCAAGCTCGGAGCCAGCCCCACTGACAGCATGTCCGAGAAGTCGAGTGGACTCTGATTATACGGTGCTTGAGCATCATAGGTCTCTACTAGATTAGACCCGATAATAGTCACCTTTAGAGTCCAGTTAGACGGACTCCACGCAGGGTCGTTAGTAGCTGGGACTTGAGCGGTGAACGTACCGTTAGACGCCACTAGAGCCTTGATGGTCTTTGGTACGTACACAGAGTCAGTGGAGGAGTGGCGCAGGGTCACAGGAACCCTGAACCATACCTCCGTTGCTTCCAGCGCGGGATACACCGTCCCCGTGACAGTGATCATCGTAGGCGTTGGCACTACTTACCTCCAGACTTGTCACGTCCGGCGTTGGTGTTCGGCTTGTCAGCAGTAGGCTTACCCTGCCGAGGAGGTCCGACGGTAGGGGGCTGGGCTGCTTTGACGTTGTTGTCAGTCGGGACTTGGCCGTTAGGATCCTGATTAGGGTCCTGCGGCGCGATGACCTCTTGGCGAGTGTCATAGTCGATCTCCGGCAGGTCGTTCTCTTCGCGAAGGTACTTCTCCAGAACATCGTCCGGACGGATCAGAGAAGCACCCACGTAGTTGCGAAGCGTGAAGCTCTGCGTACGCGCATCCTCCCACTCACCGATCCGACGAACCTTAAGCTTGGGGAGCTTGACCTTAGAGTAGTTCATCTCCACTAGGTCCTTGATCACGTAACGGTTCATGGTGTCAGCCACGCACTCAGCCACGTAACGAGTACCCTTGTAGAACGTCTCCAGGCTCTCCTTCTTCGTGTTCGTCGCCGTCAGGAAGGGCGCGAGCACGTTGACCATGATCATCTCGTTGTGGTGCTGAATGCTCGGCAGTGAGTCGACCGGCTGACCCTCGAGCTTGGCGAAGTAGATCTCCCACATCGGTGGCAGCGTAATGTGGCTTCGCTCGTTCGTCCGAAGGTTCCGACCGATCTGCTCGGCCAGCTTCTTGTCGTCAGCCTTCCAGCCAGGAGGCATCTTGATCACAGGAACGCCAATGCCGTGACGCTCCTTCTGGATAGCATCGATCTTGTACAGAGTGTCCTTGTACTGGTAGTGCTTGTAGGCACTACGCATGATCGATACACCGCGAAGGTCTCCAGCCTCAGGCTCCAGACTGAAGATGGCCAGCTTGTTGATGGGAATGAACGCGCCCTGAGTATTCGCATCGAACGAACCGTCAGTGCCGACAGTGTTCAGCGTCTGAGGCTCCATGCGAATGCCATCAGGTCCACCATTGCTATCCCAGACGAAGTCCTGGATGTCAGCAGGGTGACGAGGCGCGAGCTTGCGAAGGGAGATCTTGCCATCCGAGTCGAGCTGCCAGACCTTCTCCATCACCATGTAACCGTAGTCACACATGAGAAGCGCGTCCTCGAGAGTTCG